GCCTTGGCTCGGTGGGTGATCGAAGCCGTCCACCCGACTCCGATGCTGGTGTTCGGAGCCAACCACTTCCCGTCGGCGCTACCTGAGCCGGGCCGGTGGGTCTGCTGGGACAAGAGGGTCGTCGAGGCGGCTGACCGGATGTTGGGGTCACCGTTCGAGTTGGCGTGGATGAACGGTCCCGATAAGGCCGGATTCATGTACCGCATCCAGCACGGCGGGGTGGTCAACGCTGACGGGCACGGCATCAAACGAATCCACCCGACACAGAAGCCGGTGGTGTTGATGAAGCGAATCATCGCCGACCGGTTCCCGACCGGGGTGATCGCCGATCCGTTCATGGGCGTCGGGTCTACGTTGGTAGCAGCGAAAGACCTCGGGCGGCGAGCGGTCGGCATCGAGATCGAGGAACGGTACTGCGAGGCTGCGGTCGCTCGGTTGGCTCAGGAGGTACTGGCCCTGTGATGTTCTGGGTGTACGCTGGCGGCCATGTCGCTGACTGACGACTTCACCAAGGCCGCGCCAACCTCGACCGACCTCGGCGAAGTCGGCTCGACCGGTCTCGTCCAGTACGGCGGCGAGGTCCGTGAGGACTTCCTCCGCCAACTCCAAGGCAAGCGCGGGTACGCCACCTACCGGGAGATGTCCGACAACCACCCGGTCGTCGGAGCGATCCTCTACTCGATCGAGATGCTGGTCCGAGGCGTCGAGTGGACGGTGACGCCTGCCGATCCGAACGACCAGCGGGCCGTCGACGAGGCGACGTTCGTCTCCGAGTGCATGACCGATATGAGCCATTCGTGGCCGGACACCCTGTCGGCGATCCTGTCGATGCTGACGTTCGGCTACTCGTACCACGAGGTGGTCTACAAGAGGCGTCTCGGTCCCGATCGGGAAGACTCGTCGGAGAAATCGAAGTTCGACGACGGCAGGTTCGGGTGGCGCAAGTGGCCGATCCGCGACCAGTCGACGATCACCCGTTGGGATTTCGACAAGGCCGGAGGGATCGAGGGGGCGTTCCAGATGGACCCGAACTCCGGCTCCGGCGAGGTGTTCCTCCCGATCGAGAAGTGCTTGTTGTTCCGCACGACGACGAAGCGCAACAACCCGCAAGGCCGCTCCGTCCTCCGCAACGCTTTCGTCCCGTGGTACTTCCAGAAGCGGATTGCTGAGATTGAGGCAATCGGTATTGAGCGTGACCTTGCCGGGTTGCCGGTGGCTCTCGTCCCGCCTCACCTCCTGTCTGACAACGCGACGTCGCAGGAGACGGCGGCGCTGACGGCGATCAAGCAGATTGTCCGCAACATTCGACGTGACGAGCAGGAGGGGATTGTCTTCCCGCTGGCCTACGACCCGGACACGAAGCAACTCGCCTACGACCTGAAACTCCTCTCGACGGGGGGGCGCAGACAGTTCGATACGAACGCCATCATCGCCCGGTACGACGCCCGGATCGCCATGTCGTGCCTTGCCGACTTCATCCTCCTCGGCCACGACAAGGTAGGCACTCAAGCCCTGTCCGTCTCCAAGATCCAGTTGTTCGCCGACGCTCTCGAGACGTGGGTGGCGGGTATCGCCGACGTCATCAACACGCACGCCGTTCCGAGGCTGATGCGCCTCAACGGGGTCGACCCGAGGCTCTACCCGAAACTCGACTACTCGACGCCGAGGCAGGTCGACATTTCGATCATCGCCGATTACGTCGCCAAGTTGACGGGGGTCGGGGCAATCCTGCCGGACGAGGCGCTCGGCGAGCACCTCCGCAACATTGCAGGGTTGCCGCAGGAGGAAGCCGAAGCGGTCTGATGCCCGGCGGCGTCCGAGTCGGTAGGCCGAACCGTCTCCGCCACATCCCGCTTTCGTGGTCCGTTGAGAAGCGGGCGTCGAACCACGAGCCGAAGTTCCGCAAGTTCATGGCCGTCGGCGACAAGGTTCTCCGAGGCCGCGAGCGGGCGGTCGGCAACGCGATGGAGCAGATGTTCGAGCGGATGCCGTCGATCGGGCCGTGGATCGAGGGGCGCATGAACGAGGACCAGTACCTCGTCCTCGCTCAAGCGGTTGCCAAACCGTATGTGACCGAGATCGCCGAGCACCTCCAACGGACCTTCAACGAAGGACAACTCGTCGAGCAGGACCGGATCAGGGCCGGTATGAACGAGCAACTCCGTCGCCGTCGTAGCCCGCTCCGTCTTACCGACGCTGACGGGAACGTAACGAAGGCCACAGCCGCCCCGCAAACGGTCGGCGGCGTCAACGTCGGGATGAGTCCAACGGCGCAATGGGCGCCTGTCGGAGTCGAGGCGTTCAACAGCGTCAACGCCGAGTCCGTGCGTTACGCCACGCACCGGTCGGGGGAACTCGTGACGAACATGCTGACGGAGCAGCAGCGGGTGGTGCGGGAGTTGATCGGCGACTCGTTCACGACGCAACAGACGTTCCGACCGGTTGGGGATTTCCCGGCACGCACGGTCACGGGACTAACCGCCCAGCAGACTTCCCGAGCGTTGGTCGAGGTGCTTCAAGAGATGTCGCCGAACACTTCCGTGGCTCGCAACCTCGCCGCGTTCCGAGGCGTCAACGCCCGCGGGCTAACTCACCCGTGGGAGGTGGCCGTCAAGCGAGTCGCCGAACGGGAAGCGCACCTCCTCGCCAAGAAAGGCGTCACCGGCGCCAAGGCGTATGGGCGGGTCCAAGCGAAGGCGCAAAGCCACGCGAACCGTCTCCGGCGGTCCCGTGCGAAGATGATCTCCCGCACCGAGATCAAACGCGCTCAGGTCCAAGGTCAACTCGACACGATGCGACGGGCCGTCGACGACGGTCTCGCCGACCCGAAGACAGCGGGCAAGAAATGGATCACCGGGGCGATCGACGTTTGCAACGTCTGTTCCGACCTCGGGATGGGCGAGCCGATCCGCCTTGAGCAGTCGTTCGAGGGGGTCGGGGACGGTCCTCCGGCGCATCCCAACTGTCGGTGCGACCTCGAGTTCGTACACACCTTGGCGGAGGGGCCGAGAGCGGTTGGGGCTGGGGACGCCGCTTTCCCGCCGGGCACCGAGCAGAACCCGATTGTGTGGCAGTTCCCGTCGGGGTTCCAATCGCAGCCCTCGGCGACAATCCGGTTCACCCCTCCGGCGACCTTGCCGCCTCCGGCGATCCCGGTGCCTCCGAAGCCTCGGCCTCCGCAGCCTGCCCCGACTGCTCCCGAGCCGGGACCGCCTCCCGCATACGAGACTCCGGCGCCAGCGCCGAGCGCCAACAAGCCGGTTGGACCGAGCGTTGCCGACGACGTGACCTACAACCCGAACACGGGCGTCCAAGGCTTCACCGCCGACGAGGTAGTCGGCGAGGTCGTCCGGCAGATGGACGACGTGATGATCGCTCCGGCACAGCACCTACCGGGGGGCGCCACCGAGGTGCTGTTTGGTAAGAGCAAGAAAACGGCGGGGTGGTTCAACAAGCACGACGTGATGGGGACCAAGACCGGGAAAATCCCGCGGCGCCCGCCGAGGCCAAGCCGGGGTCGGTACGGCTACGACGACGCCGGGGTCGCCAAGTACGAGGCGGCGGTCCTCCGGTGGCAAGGGAAGATGATCCAATGGCGGGAGGAGATCAAGGACATCGGGTCGGGCGCTCGTACCCGCTCTCGGATCGCCGTGAACGAGGTGCCGGACAGAACCCTCGTCTCGTCGGGGACGAAGGGCGGGCACCAAAACACTTTCACGCACGAGATCGGGCACCGCTACGACGTGACCCACACCGTCGACGACGGCTACTCGTACATGAGCCTCCGGGCGCAAGAGTTGGCGAAGCAATCGCTACCTGCTGCCCGGCGAAACGCACGAGCGGCGTGGCTCGAGGCCGATCCGGGGGTGCTGGCCGCGGCGGGGCATCTCGAGGAAGCCGCCATGCTCGAGTTCCTCCAAGCGGCGATGGCGAGCGACGCGATCGCCGAGATCGTGGCGGTCATCGGAGCGATGCCGGGCAACACGGCTTTCATCAGGTACGCCACCGGCCCGAAGGAACTATGGGCACGGGCCTTCAACGAGTGGTTCACTCTCAAGCACGGAACGAAGGCAGCGATTGACGACATGATTATCCAAGCCTCGGCCCCGGCGAAGGGCGTGGCGGCGATGGGGCAGGACATCTGGTACGGCTACCAATGGCGGATCGACGAGTTCGAGAAATACATCGCCCCGCTAATCGAGAAGGTTCTCCGAGCCAAGGGGGTCATCCTGTGACCGAGATCGACGACGTTGAGGCAACGGCGAGCCTGCTCGGGATTCGCCTCTACCTGATCCTCGACGACGACGGCCAACCGGAGTTCCGAGACGACGAGGAGGCCGACGCCGAGATCGCGTGGGTGCGACGCCTCCACGGGATACCCGACCCGGAGGCTGCTGACGAGACCGAGGCTGGTTTGTTAGGCTCCGAGACATGACGAGCATCCTCGACGCCTACGGCGAAGTCACCAAGGCCGAGAAAGCCGCAGCGGGTAGCGACCCGCGCCAGTTCCCGTCGGTGACAAACGAGCAACTCGCGGCTCGCGCCGAGGAGGTTCTCGCGGGGGGCGGGATGTACGACGAGGACAAGATGTACGACTACGGGCACGACGCCTCCGGGCCGGACGCCATGACGCATCTCCTGATCGCCTACCGCCTGATAATGGACAAGCCGGAGTGCTGGCCCCTCCTCGAGCCGTTGATGGCGATCATCCACGCGAAGCAGGAACTCGTGACCTCGCCGGAGGAGGAGGAGGCTCCGATGGTTGAACCGGAGGCGCCGATGGTGCTCGTCGAGGAGCGGAAAGAGATCCGCGAGGAGGGCGGCCAGTTCTGTGTCTACTCGACGACCGGGCGGGCGTTTGGCTGCTACGCCTCGGCGGACGAGGCCGGTGAGAGGCTTGAACAGATCGAGCGGTTCCGAACCAAGCGTGTCGCTGCCGCTTCGACGGAGCAACTAGCCGCCGACCACGACAGGTTCCACGCTCTCAACCGGGTCGAGACGCCGCACATAATCGTTCACAACTTGATCGAGGACGAACTCGAAGCGAGAGGGGTCGCTCCGCCGTACCTCCTCGGAGACGTCGACGACAAGTTGGCGATGATCGGCACGCAGATGGGCGGGTTGGTCCCGTTGGCGAAGCAGGCGGAACACCGCTACACCCTCGGCCCGGTCTACGTCCCTGACGTCGAGGATGCTCACGGCGAGTTTGTCGATCCGGGCACGCTCCAAAAGGCGTTGTGGGATTGGGTCCGTAAGGGCGACCGCCGGATCTTCATCCAGCATTCCGACAAGGTGGCAGGCGAGATGGTCGAGGCGTTGACTTGGCCGTTCCCGATCGAGGCCGACATGGAGGTTCCGAATCAAGGGATCACCAAGCAGGTCTTCCCGGCCGACACACCGTTCCTCGGGGTGGTGTGGGAACCGTGGGCGTGGGAGTTGGTCAAAGCGGGGGAGTTGCGCGGCTATTCGATC